GTTGCACCGGTCGGTCCAGTGTCACCTGTTAACCCAGTCGGCCCAGTGTCACCAGTCGGGCCAGTGTTCCCAGTCGGGCCAGTGTTCCCAATCGAGCCTGTCGGGCCAGTGTCACCTGTTGGTCCAGTTGGACCAGTATCGCCTTGCGGTCCGGTTTCTCCGGTTGGTCCAGTGTCACCTGTCGCACCTTGCGACCCAGTTGGGCCAGTATCGCCCGCTGCGCCCGTCGCACCGGTAGCGCCTGTTGGTCCAGTATCGCCCGTTAGGCCTTGCGGACCGGTGTCGCCCGTTGGTCCTGTTGCACCTAGCGTGCCTTGCTCACCGGTTGGTCCAGTTGGACCAATTTCCCCTTGGGCTCCGGTTGGGCCAGTCTCGCCGATTTGGCCCGTTGGGCCAGTTGGCCCGGTTACAGTGCTGTCAGCTCCGCTAGGCCCTGTCGGGCCGGTGTCACCTGTCGAACCGGTTGGCCCTGTGTTGCCTGTCGGCCCGTCTACACCTTCTGCTGCGATTAGCGTCCAAAATATGCCTTCTGCAGGAGTGTTTCCAACAGTTCCGCCATTGGCGTTAATGCGATACCAAGTTTGGCCTTCATACGTTGCCACATCGCCTACTGCGTATTGAGTGCCCATACCGTAGGCGCCGACGAAGTTCCAAAGAGCGGCAGCGCCTGTTGGACCGGTGTCGCCCTGAGGCCCTGTTTCGCCGATCGAGCCTGTCGGACCCGTAGGCCCTGTGTCCCCAGTTGGCCCTGTGTCCCCCGTGCTGCCGATCGGTCCAGTGTCACCGGTTGGACCAGTTACAAATGAATCATTTCCAGTCGGTCCTGTCGGGCCAGTGTCACCGGTAGGACCGGTCTCACCTTGCGGTCCAGTCGCGCCGGTTGGTCCTGTTGGGCCTGTGTCACCTGTCGGGCCAGTGTCACCTGTTAACCCAGTTGGACCAGTGTCGCCCTGTGCTCCTGTGGGGCCAGTTGGACCCGTAACCTCGGGTCCCGTTGCGCCGGTTGGTCCAGTAGAGCCTGTTGGTCCGGTAACCATTGACGGCTCGCCTGTTGCGCCCGTCGGACCAGTCGGCCCGGTCGGACCAGTCGGGCCAACGGCACTAGTGCGCACTACGCGCCAGGCAACCCCGTTCCACGCGTACGTCTGCCCGCCGTAGGTGTACTCGTCACCCGCGGTGGCATCGTCCGGGAAGTCGATCGCCATCTTAGCGTAGCCCTCTTTCAGCTTGTCTAGTACACCAACATATCAATCTTTACTGCTACCGAGCTGGGTCCTTCTTGTCGAGAGAGATCCCGTCTTTTAGATCAAGTAGCGAATAATCACAATGCCGGACCCGCCCGCGCCTCCTACGTTTGTCCCTGGGTAGACGCAGCCGGCGCCCCCGCCGCCGCCCGTGTTCGCGGCACCCGGCAATCCAGCTCCGGACGGGTTGATAGGCCCTCCGTTTCCTCCGCCTCCTAGCCCACCGGTGCCACTATTTGAGTAAAACCCGCCGGCGGACTGTTCGCCGCCCCCTCCGCCACCGCCGGCAAAGTAACCAGATACTCCTGTTGATGTCGCGGCTGCCCAAGCGGAGTACAGATTTGTCCCTATGCCGCCGTTGCTCGGGCCGGGAGTAGAAGTATCTGTTCCTGCAGCGCCGGCACCGCCGCCGCCACCACCGATTACCCCTCCAACATTTCCTCCGCGGTTTCCCTGCCCAGCCGTACCTGCGTATCCGCTTCCTCTCGAGCCGCCGCCGCCAGAGCCGCCGGAAGTTCCAGCGGCGCTAAGAGAAGCGCCGCCGCCTCCGCCTATTGCCGTGTTGGAATTAAATGTTGAAGAGCCGCCTTGAGCCCCTGCTGTCGTGCCGCCCGAAAGAGCTGGCGCCCCCGCCCCGCCGTTGCCAACCGTCACTGCATACGTACCGGATGGTACAGATTGGCTGACAAAAAGTACCCCGCCTGCTCCGCCTCCTCCCCCTGTGTGCGTGCCTCCGCCTCCACCGCCAGCAATAATCAAAGCTTCCATCGGCCCGCCTGATGTGACAGTGAGCGTACCGCTAGGGTTTAGAAAAGTGTGGTACCTATATCCACCCGCCGTCGCGACAACTCCACCAGATGCGAAAGGGCCGCCGGCGGCTTTGTTTCTGCCAAACCCTTGAGCCGATGAGCTGGACAGAGCGCCCATGATAGGCATTAATCACCTCACGCGAATCGTGTCTGTGAGCCCAACACCGTGTATGTCGGCGTTGCTGCGGTTTTGATGATAGTGAACGTGTACACGTCGATAGAAGACGCGTTTCCTGCCGATGGCGCAGTCCCGCCTTGCCAGCGAACGGTGGGGGCAACACCGTCAATCTGAATAACATTTGGATAGAACGGCGTAGCGCCATTCGTATTCATCCAGACAACAGTAATTGAATCCCCCACTGGAAGAATTGAATTGAGTGTGCTGCTTCCGTCTCCACGAATATTAAGAGTATGGTTTGCTGTCGCGTTCGATGTGTAAAACCAGATAGATGCTGCGAGTACATCAAAACTCACGGTCCCTGTAGCCGCAGACGCCACGACGTTTACATCTTCTTCTAAGCTACGCACGACCCCGTAATCAACGCGTAGATTTGCGAGCGTGTCCGTCCACGACGCGGCGGTGCCGTTAGTTGTTAGAATGCGATTAGCGTTGCCTGTTTGGGTGGGAAGAGACGCAGGGAGCGCGGCCCACTTCAAACCGGTACCGGTTGTCGAATCTGCCGTCAACACTTGATCATTAGAGCCTACTGCAAGACGAGCCGGAGTGTTGTCAGCGGTCGCCGTGACCAGATCGCCTTTGGCGTCAATAAGAGAGTTGAGAACAATGCCCGTGGTTGGGTGCACGTGATCAGCTCTAGCCGCAGTGTCATCGGTACCGGCTGAAGCTACGCCGAGAGCTTCAGGGCTGCTTGACGCCAGAGATGCTTGAGGGCCCGTGTTGCCTGTCGGTCCTGTTGCACCCGTCGCACCCGTCGGGCCGGTTACCGTTGACGCTGCACCGGTTGGTCCAGTTGGTCCAGTGACGGTTGACGCTGCACCTGTTGCACCTGTTGCACCAGTCGGGCCGGTTACCGTTGACGCTGCACCGGTTGGTCCAGTTGGTCCAGTGTCGCCTGTCGGTCCTGTGACATTTGATGCCGCGCCTGTCGGGCCGGTGCTGCCTTGCCCACCCTGCGGTCCTGTTGGGCCAGTGATTCCTCTTTGCCCCGTCGGGCCTGTTGCACCCGTTGCACCAGTTGGTCCTGTCAATCCAACTGCGCCAGTCGGGCCTGTGCTGCCAGTCGCCCCTGTAAGCCCCTGCGCCCCACTTGGCCCGGTGGGGCCGGCGCCGCCTTGAGGTCCTTGGGCGCCTGTTGCACCTGTTGCACCCGTTGGTCCTGTTGCACCTAGCGTGCCTTGCTCACCGGTTGGGCCTGTTGGACCGGCTGCTCCAGTGGGGCCTGTTGGTCCGGGTGATCCACGCAGTCCGCTTGAACCAGTCGCACCTGTTGGTCCCGCTGCGCCGGTTGGTCCTGTTGGACCTGCGATGTTGCTTGGCGCGCCTGTTGGACCTGTTGCACCGGCTGGGCCAGTGGGGCCGACAACGGTCGACGCTGCACCGGTCGCGCCTGTTGCGCCTGTCGGGCCAGTGGCTCCGTTCTGGCCGGAAGTGCCAGTCGGCCCGGTTGGACCAGTAGAACCTGTTGGTCCTGTTGCCCCGCCGAATTCCGATACGCCAATTTCCACCCAGTAACCATCAAAGAACGTGTATAGCGCCCCGTCTTCTGTGTTGTACCAGGCGTCGCCTTCCTGCGGCGAGCTCGGCGGCGTCGCAGCGCTTGTGAAGAATTGCCCGTCGCTGCCGTCAACGCCTGATGAGCCAGTCGGCCCGGTTGGGCCCATGACTCCAGCGATACCGGTGGGGCCGGTCGGGCCAGTCGGGCCGGCGGCTCCTGTTGTGCCGATCGACCCCGTTGCTCCAGTTGCTCCTGTGGGGCCAATTGGAGCGGCGCCTACTTCTACCCAGAAGCTGTCGTAGTAGACATATACCTTACCGGTATTTTCGTTGAACCAAGCATCGCCTGGGTCAGGGTTTGCTGGGGCTGTCACTCCTGCGATCGAGAAAGAACCAATTGGACCAGTGTCGCCTGTGGGGCCGGTTTCCCCGATGGGTCCGGTTGGGCCTGTCTCACCTTGCGGACCGGTAGGGCCTTGGATACTTCCTACGTTGTCCCAGAGTGAATTGAGATCATCCCAGACATAAAGATCACCGTCGATCAGATACCCGTCGCCGGGGTTGGCGCTTTCTGGCAACTCGCTTTCTGAACCGAGCGAGCCGAGAATCGTTACCGACGTACCCGCCGCGCCTGTCGCGCCGGTTGGACCGGTGTCGCCTTGCGGGCCAGTATCACCAGTTGGTCCGGTTTCTCCAATTGGACCAGTTGGCCCGGTTGGCCCTTCAACGGGCGTGCGCACGAGGAGCCACGCGTATCCGCTCCACTGATACGTCTTGCCGCCGACGCTGAACGTTTCGTTCAGCGCGGGGGTATCAGGAAAGTCTACAGACATGTCTGCTCGCTCACTTCATCTCGATGTGTATCTGGGACAGCCGAGGGTCGGTGGTACTGTCGCCGCCGCTTCCGATCACGGCCGCGTACACGGTCGACCCAATTGCGCCTGCCGCAAGATCTATCCAACCAGTGTCCTTATATCCAGGAGTGGCAAGTGAAATGGTAACCGGAGTAACCCCGGCGTTGGGGTAGTCAGACGCTGTTGCGCTAAAGTCGCTCCGCGCGCCGACACGAAGTGCGGCGGTTGCCGCACCCGCAACAGTGACGTAACCAACTAGACGAATCTGTGTCTTGTCTGCAGTGTCGAGAATAGCCGGGTACAAAGACCCAAAGGCAAAATCTTCCGCGGCAGGTTGATTAGTCCACGAGGTAGCAAGACTGTTTAGTGTTTGAAGCATCGTCACGTGGGTTATGCCTTTTGCGCCGGAAGCGCCGGTCGGGCCAGTAGGTCCTGTTGACCCGGTTGGACCTGCGATGTTGCTTGGCGCGCCTGTTGGACCTGTAGCCCCTGTAGACCCGGTTGGCCCCGTTGCACCAGTAGACCCTGCTGGCCCAGTCGGGCCAGTGCTGCCGGTTCCTCCGGCCGCGCCCGTTGGTCCCGTCTCTCCGCGCGCGCCGGTTGGGCCTGTTGGACCGGCTGCTCCAGTGGGGCCTGTTGGTCCTGTGCTGCCTTGCCCGCCGGTTGCCCCAGTCGGGCCAGTTGTGCCGATGTTTCCCTGCGAGCCTGTTGGTCCTGTTGGGCCAGTGATTCCTCTTTGCCCCGTCGGGCCTGTTGCACCCGTTGCACCGCTGGGACCGGTCGGTCCTGTGACGCTTGGACCGCTCGGACCCGTGAGGCCCTGCGGGCCGGTTGGTCCTGTTGTACCTGCGGGCCCTGTAGCTCCGGTCGCTCCGGTCGCTCCGGTTGCTCCTACTGCTCCTGTAGGTCCTGCCAAACCTGTTGCGCCGGTAGGACCAGTCGGCCCGGTTGAGCCGGTTGGGCCAATGCCTCCTGTTGGTCCGGTGGGGCCGGTTGCTCCAGAAAGCCCCGTAGGACCGGTGGCACCTTGAAGTCCTGCAGGGCCAGTTACGCCTGTAGCGCCTGTTGGTCCAGTCTCACCTTGCGGACCGGTAGAGCCAGTTGGGCCTGTCACTTCTGGGCCTGTTGGCCCTGTTGGTCCAGTCTGGCCGGTCGGTCCTGTTGGCCCACCCGATGGACCTGTTGGTCCAGTTGGCCCGGTAGAACCGCCAAACTGTGCAGTGCCAGTCTCGACCCAGAACCCATCGTAGAACACGAACACGGCGCCAGTGGAAACGTCGTACCAAGCGTCGCCTTCGTCTGCGCTTTCGGGCGGCAGATTTGTCGTTACTGTGAAGGCGCCCGTCGGGCCTGTTGCGCCTGTTGGTCCTGTCTCGCCCTGTGGTCCGGTCGGGCCAACTATTGGTCCAGCATTTACCCACTCGCTCGTGATACCGGACCATGACCAAAGCTCCCCGGCTACAACGTAAGAGTCGCCCGGGTCGCCGCTTGGGTTAGCAGTGACAAGATCTGAGTAGCTTTCGTAGCTACCAAGAATCTTCAGCCCTTCGCCCTGCTCACCGGTCGGGCCTGTGTCACCTTGCTCACCGGTTGGTCCAGTGTCGCCTTGAGGACCCGTTGGGCCTGTGTCACCGGTTGGACCAGTGTCACCTTGAAGGCCTGTCGGACCAGTGTCACCGGTTGGACCAGTGTCACCGGTTGGACCAGTGTCACCTGTAGACCCGGTCGGTCCTGTCGGTCCAGTGTCACCGGTTGGACCAGTATCGCCAATCGAACCTGTCGGGCCAGTATCGCCTTGCGGGCCAGTGTCACCTGTTAACCCAGTCGGGCCTGTGTCTCCAGTTGGACCAGTATCGCCTTGCGGTCCAGTATTCCCAGTTGGACCAGTATCGCCTTGCGGGCCAGTGTCACCTTGCGGACCGGTGTCACCGGTTGGTCCAGTGTCGCCCGTTGAACCTGTTGGTCCGGTTTCTCCGACCGGCCCAGTGTCACCAGTCGGGCCAGTATCGCCAGTATTCCCAGTTGGACCAGTATCGCCTTGCGGGCCAGTGTCACCTTGCGGACCGGTGTCTCCAGTTGGACCAGTATCGCCTTGCGGTCCGGTTTCTCCGGTTGGTCCAGTGTCACCTGTCGCACCTTGCGACCCAGTTGGGCCAGTATCGCCTTGCGGTCCTGTTGGGCCAGTATCCCCCGCGGCACCTGTCGCGCCGGTAGGGCCTTCAATGTTACCGACATCAACCCAGCTTGTTGTTGTTTCTGACCAAACGTACAGAGACCCGCTGACTAGGTAGCCGTCGCCAGGCTCTCCCGTCGGATGCGCAGCAATAAGCTCGGCATATGTTGAGAACGAACCAAGAATAGTGATGCCTGTGCCCTGAGGACCGGTAGCGCCTGTTGGTCCAGTCTCACCTTGCGGACCGGTAGGGCCAGTGTCACCTGTTAACCCAGTTGGACCAGTATCACCTGGAATACCTTGAGGACCCGTGTCACCGGTGGGACCTTGAGGGCCCGTTTCGCCTTGCGCGCCCGTTGGCCCTGTATCACCAGTTGATCCCTGAGGTCCAGTGTCTCCAGTTGGACCAGTATCACCTGGAATACCTTGAGGACCCGTGTCACCGGTGGGACCTGTTTCGCCTTGCGCGCCTGTCGGGCCCTGCGCACCTGTCGGTCCTGTCTCGCCTAGCGCGCCTTGCTCACCGGTTGGGCCTGTTGCTCCTGTGGCACCAACTGGACCTGTTTCGCCTTGCGCGCCTGTCGGGCCAGTGTCGCCTAGCGCACCAGTTGGTCCAGTATCTCCAACCGGCCCTGTTGCGCCTTGTTCACCTTGAGGTCCAGTTGGGCCAATGTCTCCCTGAACGCCTTGCTCGCCCTGCGAGCCTTGTGCTCCGGTTGGTCCGGTGTCTCCGATCTCTCCTCGAAGACCGGTCGGGCCAGTGTCACCTGTTAACCCAGTTGGACCAGTGTCGCCCTGTGCTCCTGTGGGGCCAGTATCTCCAGCCGGTCCAGTTTCACCTTGAAGGCCTGTCATGCCCGTAGGGCCAATGTCGCCGGTAGGGCCTTGGATACTTCCTACGTTGTCCCATTCGGAGTTTATCGCGTCCCAGACGTACAGGTTTCCATTTACTAAGTAGCCGTCGCCCGGATCCGCTGCTGAAGGGAGACTTGCCTCGTTGGGAAGTGAACCTTGAATCGTTACCGACGTGCCTGCTGGCCCTTGGGCTCCGGTAGGACCGGTCTCACCTTGCGGTCCAGTCGCGCCGGTTGGGCCTACGCCACCGGTAGTGCCTATTGGTCCTGTTTCTCCGCGGGGACCCGTTTCACCCCGCGGACCCGTTACTCCTTGAATGCCTTGTGGGCCGGTTGGACCTTGATTTCCTTGAATGCCTTGGGCGCCTTGCGGACCAACTCCACCTTGAGGTCCAGTGTTGCCTGTCGGGCCAGTAGCCCCAGTGAAACCTACAGGGCCAGTTGGACCGGTGTCGCCTGTCGGGCCGGTTGGTCCGCCGTGCGGACCAGTGGGACCCGTTACTCCTTGAATGCCTTGTGGGCCGGTTGGACCAGTTGACCCTTGAGGGCCGATAAACCCTCGAGTAGATGATGTGCTGTCGCCGGGGTCTCCAAGAGGGGACGACGTGCGAGTGCTTGTGTCGAACAGATCAATTGGAGATCCGTCTCCTTCTGGGACACGGATCCAAAACCGGCTAGGCCTAACGCCATTGACTCGGATATTAACTTCATACGCCCAGTCGTCTGGCTTTAGATTAGGGTTGTCGGTTGTTGGTATTTCGATTTCAAAGTTGCCAAATCCATCGAAATGAGCAACGATCGGCTGCTCGACCAGAATGGCGTCGTTTTGATCAAGAACTCGTACAGTCGGAGTAAAAGTTACAGTACCTTTAGCCGCGTTTCCACGCGACGTAATGTAGCGTCCCCGGACGACACGTGTTACGACGTCTTCGGACCAGTTCACTTGAACTCCGATCTGCCTCAGCTAGGAGTCAAAGTGTCGGTCTCTTGTAGTGACACTTCACGCCTATAGTACTAGCCTTGTTCCTCGCCACACGGGAGCTGCACCAGTACAATATTAGCGGGAAGCTTCGCCTGCTACTCGTTCGAAGAGGTAAATCCAATCCGAGAAGTTACAGTACTCGTTGTAGTTGGATCTTCAACTTCCTCTGCGTCTTCAGAGAAAAATCCAACCTCGCTGTACGCCCCGAGCGCAGCGTGTGCCGCTGCACCAATCCAATGTTCCTCGGAATCTACCGTGCTCGTTGCGTATACAAGATCACGAGAAGAGAGCATCGCGGCTACTGTAGTTGGCGGTATTGCGTCATCTAAATCGAGCAACCCCGCCCAGACCACACCAATGCGGGTCAGGTTATCAGAATGATGATCCGACTCGCGGCCAACCACTAGATCCTCCGCTTCGCGTAGTACTCGCTTTCTCGCGTCTTTTACAGGACGGCGAGATCGGACCATGCTTTCCCTCCGACCAACATGCTAACCATGCCAGGCGGAGATACCGAACCGGTACGCTCTTTCCACCATGTCGACTCAGACTCCATGGATGGGACCTGGACCCACGTCCGCGGGCCCATTGATTCTATTTTGAGATGGTGGTGGTGGCCGGTAATGACAAGGTGGGCATCACCGACAGGCGCCATGTTTTTTGCGTGCTCGGCTACCCACGCGGGTACGTTGCCGCGGGGCACCTGATGTCCATGCGCGAGGGCGGTTACAGTTCCCGAGACATCGAGCACAAGAGTGCCGGAGTCAACTTCTGGGATCGCGAAACTTACGTGCCCGTACGCGTCAACATTCTGCTCCAATGCGTCTGCAACTGCGACAACCGCGTCAAGGTCCCATGAATCATCAATACGAGTTGCCATCTTTCCAGCTACGCGGACAGTCTCGCCGTGATTACCTGGAACGGCAACAACAAGAAGCTCGTCGCACTCTTTGGCGATAGTCGTCACCATGTGCATAACAATGCGACGATAAAGGCGCACCTGGTCTGTCATTGACAGTGTGGTACGCCAGATATTTGAGCCGTTCTGCGAATTGAACCCTTCAACGCAGTCTCCTGTGAGCGCGAGCATTGCTCTGCCAGGCCAGCGCTTTAGTCGTCGAAGTTCGTTAATGCGGTCAATTGCTTGGTCAGTTGTGTCGAGGATTCTTTTGACAGTTCCATCGGTCCCATCGCCATCCATCTTTCCAAGCTGCCAGTCGCCTGTCGCGAGGACCCAGGTACTTCCCAGGAGCAAAGACTCATTTGCATCTTTACTTTTACGCGGCTTATGCTTAGCAATGACATCGACAAGATCATCGTATGGAATGCTTGCAGCGGACGGCTCGATCTTAAAGCGGTAGCGCCAGATAGGCCGAGTAACCGCGCCGCCACCTTCCTCGTCGCGATGCCATGCGGCAGGGTCGTAGCGAGCCTCAACCGGACGCACAGTCCATCCGAGCGGCACTGTCACTCCAAGCGACTCGACTGCGGCTTTCCAAGAATCTTCATCGTCAAGGCTTGGACCAAGATCTGTGGTGATGAGCATTCCGCCATTTCCTTCATGGCGAATTCCCGGTTCCCACCCTGACGGGTACGATGCGCGCTGGCCCACTACCTGTGCGCGCTGCGGAGTTTGCTGCAGCTTTTTAATGTTGTCTTCAAGGCTCATGATGTGGAAGGCTCCTGTGAGCGACGCTTAAAGCATCGGCACTCTTGTCGGCGATGGCGCTCTACTGCAATCTTGGAAAGAGTGTAGCCTTCCTCCTCTAAGATCTGAGTGAGCTCTGGGGCTGTAAGTCGACCGCGGTCGGTATGCGGTCTCCATAGCTCTCGCTCAAGCGTTTCGATATCTTCTTCCGTCATTTGCGACATAATAAGCGCGATCGGGCACGGCTGGCCTGGACCGCGGAATGGAGATGTTGATCCTTCGCGAATACGCTCTGCGCGTTCGGCGATCGACAAATCGATCTTCCTCCCGTTGGGCACCCCCGATAAAGGCGCACTGCTTTGAAGGTAACGGGATTTGTTGCTCGTGTTTGGCCAGTAAATTGAACACGAATGTTGTCCAAAGCGTAGACAAGAAGACTTTTATGGTCGAAAATGGCCGTCTTATAGGTAAAACCGAAACTGCTCTAGCGTGCGCTAGTCTTGCGTCTTCTTTCCGTACTTTGGCGTGGCAAGTCCAAAAGCGGCCCCCGACGCTCTGCCCATAGCGCTACCTTGAGTCTGACCGTGGACCATGCCGACAAGAAGATCTCTAATCAGCTCGACTTGGGTAGATGTATTTTTGGCGCAGGTATCAAGATCTTTAACCTGATCGGCGAGCGAGTCTCCCCCGTTAGGCCAAAGCTGATGCTCGACTCGAGAGAGACGATCACTGACGGTTTTACCGTTTTCGTCGACTCCGATGGCGTCCTCGACTCGCTTGGCAATTTTATACACGGCGACAATCCCGCCGATGATAATTACCAAAGCGCCAATCACTGCGCCAACGGTTGTGATGGCGGAGATATCAAAAAAGGTCATGATTTTCCCAAGGCAGGATACGGCTAGATCTGATCGGTTGGATACACCATAGGTAGATTGTAGGGTCAAGAAAATCATGCGACGGTTGCTTGACGCAAGTTCTACGCCAGATGAAGCTTAGGTACAAAAGCAATGTACAAATAATTCTCTTTCAAGTCTTGCTTAGGAAGTTGTTGCATCTCAACGACTTTGCAGTCGCGGACTAAAACTTTATAAAAATCTACGGCGTTTCGGGGTGTATTTTTGCGGCAACGATGGGATACAGTCCATCTGTCACAAATTGCGCAAATTACACAAGTTCGTCTTCCTATCAAGACGCCTACGCAACAGCGTGACGCATGACCTATAGCTATAGACTGCAACACTTTTCAGGGGTGACAATATGCAAAACGTACGCCGCTTAAGTATCCGCGGTGTGGCCATGATGTACGGCCTGCCAGCTCGAGCCGTCGCTCGAGCCGTTGAGTCTGGCGACTTGGCAGCCGTGCGCACTATTACAGAGACAGGCAGAGAACGAGTCTACATACTTCCGGAGGATGCGCAAGACTGGTTTATGTCACTGCACACAAGTGATCAACTTGCTAGTGCAAGTGGTTCTGCTCGATGAGCGCCTGGGACGCGGCCGACGGCCGACTTGGGCCAGCGGCACAGTGGTACGCCAGCCAGGGCTGGCATATTCTGCCGTGCTATGGAATTGTCGGAGGGCGGTGCACATGCGGCGGCGCGCACGCAGAGCCAAAAGACGTGGGCAAGCATCCGCGCATCAGCGAGTGGAACGTACAGGCGACAACTGACGCCGAGCAGATCGCGCAGTGGTACACCTCTGACCCGCAGTCCAACGTCGGCGTGTACTGCCGCCCTTCCGGCTTTTTCGTCATCGACATCGACCCGCGTTCGGGCGGGCCAGACTCATTCGAGAAGTTCGAGCAACTTGTTGAAGGCGCGCTGCCTGCTACCGTCGAAGCGATCACCGGCGAGTACTCTGTCGGTGGCCGTACGATGCGCGGGCGGCACTTGTTCTATCGCTGCGATGAGTCTGAGTCACTGGTCGGAAATCTGAAGAAGGCTGGGCTTGGTGGAATCGACATCAAGCACAACGGCTACGTGCTCATTGCGCCGTCTCGTCATTTCTCTGGCAACTGCTATGAGTGGGTCGAAGGTAAGGCTCCGTGGGAAATCGAAATCGCACAGGCGCCAGAAGAACTGCTCTCGGCTTTGCGCAAGCGCGCGCGCTCGTCAGCATCCGGCACTGGAATGGGCGAAGGCGACTGGGGTTGGATTGATTCACTTGACTTTGGCGGAGAGCGCATTGACGTCGATCGCTTGCTCGAAGAAGGCATTGACGAGGGTTCGCGTGCTGTCGATATCTACTCCATGACATGCGCGCTTGCGAACAAATTCCCTGTCAACACCGAGGCTGGTCGACTTGCGGTTGAGACGATGATGATTCGCTTCAACGCCGAGAAGGTGCGCCCGCCGCTCCCGCTTGAAGGCGCGGGCGGTTTGCTTATGCATGTCCGCCGCGCGATTCAGTTTGTTATTGACAATCCGAAGACAGAGAAGCTCTGGCCAGGATTGCAAGAGTGGGCGCAGCGCTCTCAGGATGAGTCTAGAACAGTTCCAGTGTCTCGCAAGAGAGCGGCGTCGCCTAGCCCAGTGCTTGGAGTTGTTCAACCTCTGCCTGGAACAATAGCCGGCGCAATTACGTCATCTATAGAGGACGGCGACTCTGTCGCCGAGGCTGCAAATCTTATGAACATCGACGTGCCAAAGGACGTCGATGCGCTACGCGAAGACGAAGGCGGAGAGCCTGGAAAGCGCACGCTAACTGACACTGGCAATGGTCGACGGATTGTTGACGCATTCGGGCCCGCGGTTCGATATACTCCGGGTCTTGGTTGGTTCCACTGGGATGGCGCGTATTGGAAGCCTGACGTGGAAGATCTGGAAATGCGTGAGCTTGCCAAGAAACTCGCGCCGATCATTGCCAGCGAAGTAGTACACTACGATGACACAGAGAAGCAAGGCGAAGTTATTCGCTGGGCGTCGCAGTCAAAGTCAAATTCGCGTATCGCCGGAGCAATCGAAAGCGCGACGTCCGACCCGAGAATACTCGTCGGCGTTGAGAACTGGGATGCTGATGAAAATCTTCTCGGCGTCGCGAACGGCGTTATCGATCTTCGCTCAGGCGAGCTGCTCAAGGGTCGACCCGATCTTTACATCACGCGGCGGGCGCCGGTTGCTTACACGCCGGGCATGCGAAACGTGCGTTGGGACCAGTTCATCGACTTCGCGACAAACGGAGACAAGGAACTTCAAGAATGGTTGCAGCGAGCCGCCGGCTATTCGCTGACTGGTTCGCGTAAACACGACATCATGTTTCTTGTCTACGGCCCTCCTGGCTCTGGTAAAAATACTCTCGTTGAGGCGCTGGTGAAGTGCCTGGGCACGCAGCAATATGCGTGGCCGCTTGATTCAAGTATTCTTGCTCAGGGCGATGGTCAGGCGCATGGCAGTGATCTGTATCACTGGGCCGAGCTTCGCGGGCGCCGCTTGGTTTGGGTCGACGAGCTTCCCGAGTCTGAGCGCATGAAGGAGAACAGCGTGAAGAAACTTACGGGCTCGAGTGAAATCTCTGCGCGTTCGCCAGGTGAAAAGCCGTTTACGTTTCAGTCGCGCGCTAAGCTCTGGGTAACGACTAACCACCGTCCGATCATTTCGGACGACGCGATGTGGCGTCGTATTCGCCCGGTGCCATTGACAAATGTGCCAGAAAACCCTGACCCTGAGTTGAAGTCGTACATCTTCGATCCCGAAGGCGCACTGCCTGCTGTGCTGTCGTGGGCGGTCGAGGGCGCGATTAAGCTTCTCGGCTCGAGTGCGCGCGACGCGCTGGGCTGGTGCACCGCGGTGAGCGACGCGGCAGATATCTATCGTAAGAACGAGGACCGTATTGGCATCTTTCTTAGCGAAGAAACTAAGGAAGCCGAGGGCGGCGCGATTCCTATTAAGTCGCTCTACGCCGTGTATCGAGTGTGGAGCGAAGAACGAGGGGAGCGTCCGATGACACAAATTGCGTTCCAACGCAAGATGGCAGACCGTGGTATGGAAGTTAACGGGCTAGGCTCGCGCGCGGAGATTCGCAACATGTCGTTGCTTCCACGCGCGGTGTCAAGCGGCGACGTTGACTGGGGAATGGCAACGCGCTTTGCGCGGTGACCTGGCGACGAAAAGGTGCTTATGATTATTCATTCAAGCGAAGCGGTGCGTCATCGTTCTGGTGAACTTGAAAAAGTTATCCGTGGATACTTCCAGCAGCCGGTGCTTGCTGCTGCTGATGATCCATCCGGCGGGTTTCTTTATGATCACGACGCGTTTATCGCTGGGCTGGCTGCAGAGTGCGAGCGTGCGATGAGCCAGATGATCGCCGATGAGCTTGCTGAGCTTGCCGCGAACACTGGTGATCATGCGACGCAGGACTCACTTTTTCAAGCGGCGTACACTGCACTACGTCCTGATCATTCATTTGTTGTTGGCGAATAGATATAGATAAAGAAGGGGTAGGAAAGAAAATGGAAAACATGATTCATGACGGAGACGAGAATGATGACTACATCACAGTCTCCGTTGGAGACATGCACGCCTGGATTCTAGAGGCGATGATAGCGCTGAGCGACGGGTTGAGCTGGCACCCCGCGGATAATCCTGAAGATGAAAAGCCGCTGGTCATGGCATCCCCATCGGAGTGCGCGGACGCGGCTGTCTACGGAGTTCTTATTAAGCTGTCGGAAGAGCTTGGAATTGACACGGACAAAATGGCTGACGCAGACGGTCGTGTCGAGTTTTCTGACTAATAGTCTAACTAAGCTAGGTAGACTACAGCTCATTTAGATCAATCCCTAGTTCGTCTGCAAGATCTTGCAGCGGGGCTAGCTGGTCGTTGTTTGCTGCTGTCTCTTCGCGAAGCATCGACATGTACATCTTACGCACCGTTGACGGGTGCCATGTGCTCGATCCTTGAGCAGTTGGCACTCCGTCGGCGTTGAGTTGCTTCGCGATCTGCAGGTAGCTCATCCCTGCCTCGCGTTCACGGCGAATACGCTCGCGAACCGTGACGGGCACCATTGGCTGTGGGCCGAGGTCAATACCCCAGCGCTGCCCGCGTTCACGGCGTTCCTTGTGCACGTCCTTCTGGCGTTCCGCGATGATGGCGCGTTCCATCTCAGCAAGGGCGCTCATGATCGTGACCACGAATCTTGAGCTGTAGGATGACGTGTCCAGGTTAAGGTCGAGCAGAACCAAGCGCCATTTGTGCTTTTCGCTGGAATCAACGATCTGCAGAAAGTCTCGCGTGGAACGGGCGAGGCGATCGATGCGCGTGACAAAGAGCGCCGCGGCGTCCCCTGCTTCAAGTCGGGCAAGGGCTGCTCGAATCGCGGGGCGGCCGCTGATCGACTTACCTGAACGACCTTCCTCGCGAATGAGCTCCCATCGCGTGTACCCAGCGAGTTCGGCGGCGCGAACGAGCTCTCGTTCCTGCGCGTCGAGGGACATGCCATCGGCGACCTGCATGGACGTGGATACTCGAGCGTAGAGAAGCGCCAGATCATCAGCCATGTGCGTCATCCGCCAGTCGAGTAGAAGCCGCGCCCTTTGAAGGTGATAGTTGGTGTACACCAAACGCGGCTGAGTTGTAGGTTACAGTCGGGCTTTGGGCAGGTCTCTTTGACCTGAGAAGCGGTCATTGAGCGCGTCTCTGAATAGGGATGCCCGTTCGGGCAGATATAGTCATAAGTCGGCATGAAAACCCTTCTCCCGTGAAGTTAATGTACTAACTTTGTACGTTAACTTACCTATAAAACCGGCCTTGCTCCCATGCTTTTTGTACATGCCTGGGTGTACACCCTTAAGGTTAACGGTATACGGAATGAGCAAGGGCGAGCTTTTGGGCCATGTCGATTGTACAATAACTAGGCGAGAAATGCGTGCAAAGCAGCACGAGAACATGCATTTGCATATGTACATAAACTGTGCCGAGCAGTATAATCAAACCTAAGTTTTCCGCCGCGATTATGGTCAATGACAACGGCCACGACGAAACGAGAAACGCGTGGGAAAGAAAGACAAGCCAAAGGTGTCGGTAAGCTACAGCTCGTCAAGCGTAAGCTACCCGGTGGGCAAGCCCGGCGTGGTCTGGGGCGCCGGCGAGTCGCGCGTATCGACCCCGTCCATTGTCTCAACCATCACCTCGACGCTTGGCCACGCGGCGCCAGGCGACCCGATCGAATCACCTCTGCGCTGGTCAGCGTACGTCGATGAGACAGAGCAGCGGCCTCACGCGGGCGAAATCTGCGCCGAACTCATCCGCGAGTACAAGGCTGACCTCGCGCTTGAGCTCGAGCTTGCATGGCACGATGGCATCACACTCGAGGACGTACTCGAACTTCTCGAAGGGGACGCGGATGATAGACAATGACCGCCGCGCGCAGATCGTCGCGAACGCGCTAAGAAAAGCCTTTCGTACCAACGCTTTTGGGCCGTGGGACGGAATCGCCCGGCAAGCTGTACAAGCTCTAGACGAGCAGTACGTTGACATTGACCTTGCAGCAATTGACGAGCACGAGCAACTCGAGGAGTACATCAAGGGACACGAGCTCATGATGCGCTACAAGCATGAAATCTGGAATGAGGGATTCAAGGCCGGGTGGGACGCTGCCAAGAATGATCGCCCGCAAGGTGTTCACTGGCGCGAGGCACACATGTGCCCGGACAACAACTGCTGCCACGGGGCGCCCGAATGAATCACGACGAGTTTTGCAATCAAAGCGTAGGGCGCTGGGACGGTGGCTGCCAGTGCGCTATTATCGCTCAAGTTAGAGCATCAGAGCGAACATACATCATCTCAGTAATCGAAGAGTTGCCGTGTAAATGCGAAGAAGGTGCTGACTACTGCGACGGGCATACTGACGCCATCAATGCCATTGAAGCGATAGACACTCTCGAAGAAGTAACAGCATGACGCACGACGAATACTGCCCGGAGCACAAGCACCAGGACGACAAAGAAAAGTGCGTAGACTTCGGAAACGCGTTCTGCTTATGCGACATCATCGCCGATGTTCGAGAAAACGAACGAGCACGATGGAACGCGCCATACTTCTCTGAAGACTATCACCGCGGGTACCAGCAAGGCAGCGCCGATGCGCAAAAGAATATCGCGGAACGCATCTATCAGTACGGAGAAGACATGCACCCTAGGCATGATCCGCGCATCGCGTGCCAGCGCTGCGACATCACCGCGGCGTACCGTTACGCAGCAGAGATCGCCAAGAAAGAACGTGAATGAGCTACTGTCGATTCGGTGAAGCCGACGCGTACATCTACGAAAGCTTTGACAACGGCTGGCAATGCTGCGGGTGCAGCCTGAGCGATAACTGGAGTCATCCAACTAGGGAAGCGATGCTGGAGCACATCGCAGAGCACCGCGACGCGGGTGACTACATTCCAGAGCATGTTGACGAAAGACTACGAGAAGAAATCGAAGAGCAGAGAGCGAAATGAAGATGGGAAAGAAAAAAAGCAAGCAGGACTACTGGCACGACAATCGCTGCCTGACATCGCCCGAAATGGCAGACCGCCTCGACGGACGCAAGAGAGTCTGCATCTGCACCGAGCTGCGCTGCGCGCGCACTGACGAGGCAAACGAGTGCTGGGAACATGAAAAAGAGTCGCGCCTTGAAGGATACCTGAAAGGCTACTCCGATGCGATGAAAGACGTCGGCAACGCGACACTCGTCATGTCAGGAGACACTGACCGGGCAAAGAAAAAGTACACCGACACCGCAGGCAACCTGACACTCGACGAAATCACCAAGATGCTCGGCATGCCAACACTAGACGAGCTTCGCGAAGAAAACGTCGAAGAAGAAACAAATAGCACGCTGACAATATTCGGACACGACGTTATCTGCCCCATGGCGGACGGGTGCAAGTGTTCATGGATCAAGCCGCCAAGAGTGTGCGACAACTGCGAGTGCTACTGCGACATCATTCGCGACACTCGAGCGGATCAACGCGCGCGAGGAAAATAGCACATGCACAAGGATGACCTGCTCGAGATTGACTTCAACCTGGACTTCTACGACCCTAATGACATCGACAGCGTCACCGTCTGGGTACACGGCAAAAACGAAGTAATCGGAGTCATTAAACACGCGGGCGGCGCGTATCGGCAGTACGGGCTATGGGTCATTAACTATAAGATGTTCGGAACCACTGAAGCCGTCGCACACTTCCCAGCCGACACGGTTACGTACCTGAGCGTCATTGTCGAGCACAAGCAGGAAAGCAGAACAAGCCGTGATCACAACAGCTGACGAAGACGAGCCAGATATCGGCAGCCTCGCCGTGCTGTGGGGCGCCAACGGAAACGTCTACAGCGCGCGACGCACATTCCTCGGCTGGACATGGAACCCTCCCGCCGCGAACGCCGACCCGAGTGCAACGCTGAGCTGGGACGACATTCGAGCGCCAGGACTTACACTAGCGGAAATCATCGCGCCACGGTATGAAGACGAGCGCGAAATCGTCACCGCAAGCCCGGGACTACGAACAAAGAAGCGCGCCGTCAGCTCGATACCACCCAGGACCAAAGCATCAAAGAAAAAGAAGCATGCGCCAAAACCAGCAATACCACCGCGCCTCACACCGGACCGACCTATCTACTTCGAATCACCCGACGAGCTCGGAGTCAATATCGCCGTCCTCGCGGGAGGGCGCACCCTAACCGGAGTACATACACCAGAACGATGCGCCGGTGACACTTGCGCCATTCACGCCGTGACTCGACACCCACTCTCTGAATGGCCACAGGAGTTCGACCCGGTTGCACACTCCATTTCGCGGGTATGCGAACACGGCATAATGCACCCGGACCCTGACGAGGCGCCATGGCGTCGCGCGTTGGGCCGAAGCGAGATTCATGACTGCGACGGGTGCTGTAAGGAGCAATACATGCTCGACGCTATGAAAGGCTGGACGTGATGGTAACCATCATTACGATACTGATAATAATGTTCCTGTTGCTGTGCTACCTTGTCTGGGCAACCGAATATGGTTATCCCAAGAAGCACACGTGTAAGATCCACTTCGAGGACGGTGACCAGCCATGAGCGCTCCAGAGTTTGACGACATCAACGAAAAGGTTGTCGCGGGCATCGCGGAACAACTTATGGTGAGGTACGGGTACCAGCGCGACGAATGGCCGCTAGAGTGGGATCTAACTGATCCTTACAGTCAGATCTCCGCGTGGACCGAGAGCACACGAGACGTGATCACCGAGATGCGAAAGCTTCCACCCGAGCTGCTCGAGACGTGGATTTCCGCCATGCACGGAAGTTTGGCATAATAGCGTGTTTCATTTCCGGGATTCTATTATCGTGCGTGGCATAATGCTGCCACGTAAGCATGGACTCGTCGCCGCGGGTTAGATATACTATTAGACCATGCAGGCACCTGGGATTCTAAACCTTACCATCCACCAGGGCGCGTCGTGGGACCTCACCATGACATGGAAGGTTGGTGACCCGCCCGCTGTGGTCAATCTGACCGGGTACACCGCGCGAATGCAGGTCCGGGAAAAGGTAACGTCCCCCGGGACGATGACCAGCCTTACAACAAGCAACGGGAAAATCACTCTCGGAGGGGCGCAGGGCACTGTTGTTCTAGCGCTAAGCGCAACCGACACCGGGGCGCTGCGCCCTGGCAACTACGTCTATGACCTCGAGCTCGTGTCCTCGAGCGGGTACGTTACTCGTCTCGTTGAGGGCAAGGTTCGCGTAACGCCAGAAGTGACGCGATGAGCGATGTAGATGCGCAGCCGGAAGCCTGGCCGCGCGCAGAAGTCATAGTCCACAAAACTACTGCAGAGATTGTTGTAGAAGAGAACCCGACAACAATCGAGGTCACTACACCGGTTCAGGCCACCATCATTGTAGAGACTTCTGGTCCTCAAGGGGCGGCTGGCCCGATGGGACCGACGGGGCCGACCGGGCCAGCGGGTGGCAATGGCAATGGCAACGCAGACGTAGGCGATTTCCAATTCGACGCAACGACTGCGTACGTTGATGACAACCAGACCATGCATCTGCAGGCGTTAAACAACAACGCCGATGAAGTGGGCGCACAACTGGTTTTAGACCCAGGTAACAATGCAGCAAGAATTGAAGCATATGGCTCTGAAAATGACACGGCCTTTTATGCGACAAGCAATCACTGGAGTGAAGGAACTTGGCTCAGTGACAACCCTGAGTCACATAAAATACAGCTTGATGATCAAGTAGACGTAGTTGATTTTATTTCTTCTGTACTAGACTTTGCAAGTAGAACAAGAATCTATGTTGACGAAGAATTTGCTGGTTACTACAGTGGATGCACTGTAGGCAGCGGCGGCGTAACTATTTTCCTTTCTGGCGGTACGCCTCCAGCAGAACCTGTGACTTTCAGTCAACTTAACTTCGTGTACACGTATAAATCAAAAATAGAAGTTGACTATAATACTGGCGCAGTCAACATTGAAGGCAAAGACCTTGATGTAAGAATTTTTTCAGACGACGACGTATTTATTGAAGCAGGCGGGGACGACATACTCCTCCGCGCAAACGACGATATTAGATTTACTTCTAACTGGAATAGTATTGAAGAAGGCCCTGAATACTACTGGAGAATGAATTCAGAAGGAAGGTTTGAACTTCCTGGAGCTGGCTACATTGAGAACGCAATTGAAGGCTCTGGTGAGGGATTAAATGACTCAATTCAGATTGTTCCACACGACGGTCTTGGTACAGATCAATATCTAGTTATTGAACCGACAGGTGGGACGCCGAATCACGTCCACCTCCGCGCTGGTGGAAATATTGATGAGTCTGCCGCAAACATAATCCTTGGTGGAGAAAAAAACAGCGTCATTGTTTCTGACACTGACAGAGCGGTCGCAATAACTACAAGACCAACGTTTATTACAAATAACGTAATGAATGAAAATGTGTCAAATGGAACAGAGTTTCTTGCAGAAGACACAGCCAATATTCAGACTGGCTACACAGTAAATGTTGGCGGCACCGACTACATTGTTGACTCTGCCACTGCGACTGACGGCGTGATGACCGTTACAGCAAATGGCGCAGTGTTCACGGCAGGGCAGACATATACCTTTACATACAATTCACCGTGGTACTACCAGTGGACGTTTGACTCAGAAGGAATTCTCTACGGCCCGGCGATGGGCGGTCTCTGGGTAACAGGAATTTCTGGAAAGAGTGAAGAATGGCCTCTTTATGTTGGATCGCCACAGTCTGTCGTATTAGACGGCAGCAATGGAGAATTTCTTAGCGATGCCAATATTCCAGGAAACCAGATCGCGACTCTTAGTGACAGAGCCTACATTCGAGTTAACGTTCCGACATCGTCTCTCGGGCAGGCAGGAGATGTTGCCCATCTTGTAGCAGATGACACATCGCATCATTACTTCTGCACTGGAACCTACGACGGCACCACACACATCTGGAAGCGCATCGCTTGGTCCAACGATACTTGGCCTGGCGCCTAGTCATAATTACTTGTTTTCACAAGAACACACCGACGCGGAAAATAAAGACTCTACTAATCGGCAAAGACAAAGGTGGAAAGGCCTATGCGTGACCTTCTATCAGCTGGTATTGACGCCGCGTGGCTACGCGCTTACACCATACATCACTATCTACGACAACATGCTCGAAGTCAACCTGCACGACACGAACGCCAAACGACAACTGCAACACAGCCGCTGATCGACCCGAGCGCTGTGGAAACCCAATGGCAATGCGTCGCGTGCGACGTTCAATGGGTTGCGCGACCAGACGGAAACTCGTGCTGGGTATGCGAAAAACCAGGAGTCGAAAAACTCTGGCTACAAATCGTGCAACGACACGCGTAGCGCTCAGTCGTCAACAACACCGAAGCCGCCATCAGCGTCCGGAGGGCGCCGACGGAGTCGTTCTTCAACGTCCGCGTAGGTCGGGTCAGTAGACTCAGTGTAACGACAAATGATCACCGCGAAACGTAGCCCCTCGCGAAACCAGCGCGCCTCCTGCTCAGACTCAGGAGTCTGCGTGCGCTTACTACCCGCGATCACGTCCTCGAGCTGCTCCGCGATAAACGCGCGCCAATAGCGCTCATACTCGCGCTCAATCGACTCGAAACTAAACTCTTCCACCAAACAATAGTATCCCGGGGGATACAATTCATAGATGATCTGGGAGTGGAAAACACCCGCGCGGGAGCGCAACTATGGCGACGCCCTATGGGAACTCGTAGGCGCATCCAATGACGCGCTCCTCGAGTCATACGCCCGCGACGCCACGCGCGCGCACTGCCTCATCGGAAGCTACATTGACAACGCCGTCATGAGCGAAATCTTGCGCAGCGGGTACACGCCCGTCTTCCATAACTGTGGATGGCGCGGAAACGAACTCGACCCAGAACTCGTCGCGCAATCCATATTCATGGGGTGCCGAGGACCAGCAACGCAACGCGCACTCCGTCGCGCCGGGAAAGACATCTTCGTCACCGCAGACCCCGGGCGCTACGTTCCGCTCGTCGTGAAAACACCGCCGCGAAAGAAAGACGAAGGCGAAACCATCTTCGTCCCGCACATACTTGACTCGCGTCGTGACACGTACCGGGCCAGCAACCTCGGAGTCGACACCATCGTGTCACCGGTCGTGCGCGCCAGGGACGACATTGTCACGCTAACCCAGCGCATCGCCAGCGCGGACTTCGTGCTCGCCGGAGCAATGCACGCCGCAATTGTTGCGCACGCGTACTCCGTTCCCTTCGCGTTCTACAACGGTGGAACCAGCAGAAACATCGACTGCCCGGCCAAATGGGACGACTGGCTCGAGTGGCTTGAAATCGACACCGCGCAGCAAAACCACTGGGGGCACAGCTGGGACGGAATCAACTGGTGGGAAAAACACAGACACGGGATGAACCGATAGGATACACACATGATCAGCAATCAGGACAACGGGATACCCGCCAGCATCAAAGACGCCATTAATGCGTGCGCGCCAAAAGACGAGTACACGCGTGTGCACTGGCGACGCTACGCGCGAAGCCTGCATGTCGCACTCGACAAGCTACATGGCACGACATCGCGGGTACTAGAAATCGGTACCAGCACAACCATTCCGCTCGTCCTTGGTACACTCGCTCCTGACGTTGACGTCGAGGTCACAGACTTCACCGGCGACCAGCCCGTCAGAGAACTTACGCTAACCGGTTCCAGAGACGAAACACGAACCGTTCGCGCATACACCGCGGACCTTGAGTTCGAGCGCATCCAGTGCGAGAACGAGCGCTACGACATGGTACTTTGCCTTGAGGTGCTCGAGCACATGGAGGTCGACCCCATGGCGCTCCTAAGCGAAATCAACCGAATACTCAAACCCGGCGGGACGCTGCTACTCACGACGCCAAACATCGCGTCCTCGCGAGGCATTACCAAAATCCTTGCCGGCCGAGACCCATACTTCTATATGCAATACCAGCCCGGGGCGACCTATCATCGACACAACTATGAGTACTCTGTCTGGTCGCTAAAACACCTGCTTCGTGCCGCAGGGTTCACCGGAGACATCTGGACCGAGGACACCTGGGAGGACCCAGAACTGCACACGCTAAACGCGCTCGCCAAGGCGGGGTACAAGCTCACCGAAACCGGCGACAACATCTTTGCACTCGTCAACAAAACCGGACCCGTCACCAATCGCTACCCGTCACCAATCTACGATGCCTAGCGTCTGGGCCGGAGCGACAACACTGGAAAAACAAGGAGCACCCGCGCTCTGGTCCAAGTTCGGCGGACACGTCGCTCGCATGGAACGCTACATCAGCGCGCGCAGCATTGAATGGTCCGCGTTCAACCCATCACTATGTATTGCCGAGACTGGAGACACGCTCGTTGCCGTGCGCTCCAGCAACTATGTCATTCTCGAACACGGTGAACTGCACGTGTCAACCGGAGGCCCAATCCGAAATCGCGTCTACATCGCGGACCTCGAGCACAAGCCGGGTAAGAAACCGGCACTGGATAGCTGGTCGCTACGAAACTATCGCCGCGTGTCATTCGACGACGCCGCGCGCGAAACAGGGATGCGAGTAGACCGGGGCATCGAAGACGCGAAACTTTACCGCCGTGACGGGAAATGGATGATGACCGGTGTTCTACTTGAGCGCGGGCACACACCCGTCGCGCGCCAGGTCACGTGCGAACTAGAAATCGAAGCACGCAAGGCGCGGGCAGTAACAATGGTGAAGCACCCTGGTGCACTGAGCGTCAAACCAGAGAAAAACTGGATGGCGCCAATGTACGAACACTCGAAGCAGTTCGACTTCATCTACGGGCCGTACGCCGTGATCCGCTCAGGGGAATTGATCACCGCGCTCGGGCACGATGACGACTGGGCGCTCGGCCTACGGGGAAACACGCACTTGATCCCTTGGGCGGAGGTGGAGGTGGGAGAAAAGGGTAGAAACGGGGGGTACTTGGGCGTCATGCACCGGCTACTAACCAAGCGCGGGAAGATGTGGGACAGCCGCCGATTCGGAAACGTCGACTTCTGCCACAAGGACTATCACCACTTTCTTGCGCGCTTCGACGAGTCGGGAAACATCACCGCGATCAGTGAACCATTCCAATTCGCCGGAGCGGGAATCGAGTTCGCCGCGGGCATCGGAGTACGAGACGGGAACCTTGTCGTGACGCTTGGGAGAGGCGACATCGAATCATGGGTCGCCTGGCTACCAGTAAGTAAGGTACCTCGCCTGCTACGAACAGTCTAGAATGATATAATGAGCAGGTGGCTATTGAGTCAAGCGCGTCGGGAGAGACGCGGCGATGCGACACGTGCGCTCGCGAGCTTGAGCTTGTCTACCCGGAGGGATCGCCCGGGGCGCGCGTATATCAATATGCAGACGCCGCCTGGGTGGAGGTGCATGGAGGCTACGGGATGGCGGTCGACAACGTTGAACGCCAACTCGCCGGAGAGCCAGACATGCGTATACTACTGTGCGCGAGCTGCCTTGGGTCAGCCCTGTCACATCTCGGGCTCCTGGAACATCTTCATGAGTAAGAGCGCTCGAGGGGTGCGCCGTAACCGTACCGCCATCCTTCTTCTCGGAGGATGCGCTCTCGGGTTAGGAGTACTAGCCGGTGTCGGACTGGCGGAAATCGTCACCGCGAGAGCGCGAGGAAGCCGGCGATGACGGAGACGAGATACGTGCCCCTCGAACACGGAGGGCTCGAGACGGCGCTAAGAGATGGGCGGGATAAACTCATCGCCGTCGTGTTCTATGCGACCTGGTGCCCTTCGTGCGCCGATTACTGGGCGACCCTGCGCGAGGTGAGCGACGAGGTACGCGAACGCACGGGACTCGACACGATCATCTACGGAGTCGACGCCGAAGACGACGTGCTGCTTGCGCGACGCATGCGCGTCACTGCCGTGCCCACGACGCTGTTCTACTCCTATGAGATTCGTGTACGGGAAATGGTAGGAGCGCGCCCGGCGTACGCCATACTCGAGGATCTCGACGGCACGCTTTCGCGCGGGTAGAAGTAGACTCTCTAGTTTATTTATTTTATTTTGGGGTCGACTTCTGTGTAGAAGTCTGCTTGTTTACAAATAAAAAAGTTTAACTATCAGTTACGCGCGAAACATACTGACGACAAAAAGTAAATCAAAAACTTTCTCTAGCCGCGAGACCATTCACCATTGCGCACCATCGCGCACTAATGTCTATGATTCACTATATGAACTCGGGGGAGAAAGCGGCGAAGAGACGTACTAAGAGAAAACGAAATCAGCGAAAAGAAAAAGTGATGCAGTACGGAACTAAACTACTAATCTTAAAACTATTAACGAGACTATCTTTCTAATACGCGTATACGTGTAGCGTGGGCCCTATCTCAGAAATAGTCTCGTTAACGGGTTTATGATTAGTTGATTATTTTTAGCAAAAATTTCAAGTATCTCTTAGTGTACTAGAAGAGAAAACTATGCTATAGTTGACTTGTCAGAGACAGGCGACGCAGAGTCGGGAGAAAAAATGAGTGACGACGAAAAGATGATGACGCCGGAAGAGATGCTGGCAAGCATGGGGATCTCGATGGAGGAAGCCGAGGAGGCTGACGAGAACCTGCGAGTGCGACCAGCGCACGGACGAGACGGGCGGATCTGCGTCTGTGGGCACGGAGTTTCAAGACACACCGTCACTAACGGAGCTGTGTACTGTAAGCCTACGCGTATGGAGTGCCCGTGCAAGAAGGTGCGCGCCGTCATCGAGGTTGATGACACTCGGCCGTTCCTGAGGCGAACCGGAGGCTCCGGCGCAATGCACGCGCTGTCGCTCGGCCTTGTCGGGCTCGCGCAGAAAGGGCGAAACGCCCGATGGCTTGTTGACCTGGTGTGCGATCGATGCGGAGCGGAGGACGCGAATGTGGTTCCTGCGGCGGTTACTTCAAACGGTGTGGGAGTCTCTTACCCGACCGGCTACGATGTGCTCCTCTGCCCAGGCTGTCGCGAAGCAGTGTAAAGTAGCAACCCGCGACGGGTACCGACCTCTCGCGTACCTGCTGGAGGATGAATCCATGGCTTGCGGATTCTGCGAGTTCTTCGACGAGTCAGGTGACGTCAAAGCCGTTCTCGCGCACATGAAACAGGAGCACCCCGAGGAGCTGTCTGGTCTCGCGAAATGGCCCGACGGCGAGTATGTGATCATCGACGAGACCATGCTCGAGGGCGAGCTTGTCGTGCCAGAAGAGTTTCTTCGAGACGAGTAAGAGACATCGGGAACTCGAGATCGGACTAAGATAGCTGAGTGCGCGGATGACGCGCAACGCTCCTAAGGAGAACTCAGTGGAAAAGTTCGAGAACTGGCTCGCCGTAAGCCCGCTCGCCTCGGCTGTCAAGGTCTTCATCGCGATCGTGCTCTCCATGGCGATCGCCGACTTCGTGTCCAAGGGCACCATCAACTTCGCCTCCTGGCAGACCTGGGTCATCGCCGGTCTTGCAAGCGCGGTGCCCGTCGTCATCAACTGGCTCAACCCGAAGGACACCCGCTATGGCGGTGGATCCAAGTGAGTGACGACGAAGCCAACATTGACGCCGCCGACATCGAGGTGACCGAACCTCCCGCGGATTGGTCACCTGAAGTTGTCGACGCCGATCCGGAACCCTCCGACGTTGAGGATCTCGACCAGGAGCCGGACGCATGAGCAATCACCCGACCCCTTCACAGCTTCTCGCCGCACTTCGCGACCACGGCGTCGACCTCAAGACCTACACCCGCTGGGACACTCGCGGCGGTACCTGGGGTTCGCAGGGCGGTGGTCTCGACGGCATCGTTATGCACAACACGGCAACGGCATCCGCGACCGGGAACAGCGGAGCGCCGACGCTCTACTGGTGTGCGAACACGTACGACTGGGCGATCTCAAACATGCTCATCGGACGCGGACCCGGCGACACGTACCTGCTGTCGGCCAAGCCTTCGTACCACTCCGGTGACGGTGGGCCGTTTCCGGCCATCGGGATCAACCGTGCCGCGAATGTTGGGCATCATCAGCTGTTCGGTATCGAGATCGATGACCCTGGCCGCGGCACCACACTCACGGACTATCAGATCGAGAATGCTTCGCGAACCGCGGCAGCGCTCTGGGACCTGTGCGAGTGGCCGGACGACAAGCGGATCATCACTCACCAGGCGTGGACGGACGGTTCCTACGGGGTGAATCCGAAGGGTCCGTCGCCGTTCCTAGGGCGTAAGGGCGACACGCTGCACAAGGCCTGGTCTGAGTACCCAGGGTCCAAGGTGGCAGAGAACTACAACCCCGTGTTCTGGCGTGAGCACGCTGCCAAGTACCGAGCGAACGCTCGTCCTGAGACCTGGGACAAGACGATCCCGAGCCGGGCTGCAGCTCAGCGAGCGATCGACGGGAACATGGCCAACCTCGCAGCCTGGCGCACCGCGTGCCGCCTGCATGACCTTGGCTTCCGCAAAGAGATTTCGCTCCCAGCAGGAGAGCAGCGGTGGCCGATGAACGCGTACAAGAAGTTCCAGAAGGATCAAGCTCTCGAGCAGACGGGTCGCCCGGATCGCAAGACCTGGGTCCGCCTGTTCGGCAAGGACAAGCCATAAGCTAGTTCTGCCAGCAAGACGCCTCCGCGCCCTCGGTAACCTCGAGGCCGGAGGTGTTCTTGTTTCCGGGGGAAGTTGAAGCAGTACGCCTCAACGGGCAACTTCCCCGGGAGCTACTGTTAGTGCAGGGTTCTAAGCGAGGCGGTCTCGCTCCTCTCTCGCCAAAATCTTTCGAGTCCCCTGTGTCCGCTTGCGCAGACTCGTGTTACCTTTGTGCTCGTGAGTGATGCGCTTCCGGCCTCGGTGTCCGATGAGGATGCCGCGGGTGCGCTGCCTGTGATCGATGAAGCGTTTGACATGCGCCCGATTCTGAGTGATCTCGGGATTGAGGAAGTTGAGCGCGGCGTGTGTGAGGACACGTTTGAGCATCGGCGGGTTTTGCGCAAGGCGAAGATGAACTGGGTTCCCGTGTTCGCGGCGAATGGCGCGCCGACCGGGTTGATTCAGGCTCGCTCTCCTGAGCAGGAGAAGTCCCGTGTAGTGATGTCGTTGTCGCAGCGGCGTCCGATCATGGTTGACCCCGATGCTCCGAACTCGGATTACTTGACGGGTTTGGATCTCGTTGTGGAGTCCGCGTCGGATTACCTGGTTCCTCCGTGGGTGTTGGGCGCGACGAAAATGTGGATTGCGGAGCAGGAGGCGGGTGGTCAGCCGAACCCGAAGAAGCAGCCGACCGCTCTTCCTCATCGGTGCCGCCACATCAAGGATGATGGGATTCGTTGTCTGTTGTGGAGTTCCGGGCGGCCGAAGGATGACGGTCTGTGCCGTGTGCATCTGCGGTCGACGAAGAAGCGGCCTGGCGATGACGTGGAGCGGGCTCGGGAGAAGCTTACGCAGGCGGCGCCGTACGCGGTGGACGTTCTCGAGGATTTGATGGAGAACGCCTCCTCGGAGCCGGTTCGCTTGAAGGCGAGCACGGAGATCCTTGACCGGGCGGGTGTTCGCGGCGGCGTGGAGCTGGATGCTCGTGTTGAGGTGAATGACGGCCGGCCGGCCGAGGCGATCGTGCTGGAGCGGTTGCAGCGGCTGGCGGCTGGAGCGGTGGCGGTGGCTGGCGCGCTCGGCGAGTCGGCGGAGATCGTTGACGCGGAGGTCGTCGAGGTTGTTGAAGAGGAAGCTGGCGGCGAGGGAGATGAGTGACATGACGGAGGCGGCGGCAGCGGCTCGGCAGCTCGCGGATGAGCTGGCGGCGGACGTTGAGCAGGCAAAGACTCGTGAGGAGCATATTCGCGTGACGGCTCGTGCGAATGAAGCGGCTCGGATTGCGTACATGTTGCAGCATCTGTCACCGGCCTGATGAGCGTTTCCGAGTTTATTTTGACGGTGACGGGCGCGGTCGGGCTTGTCGTTTTGCTGGCGGAGTTGCATCGTCGCGGCTAGTCATTTGGCGCTATGACCGGTTATTTGACCGGTCATTTGGTTGTATGACCGGTTATTTGACCGTTTTTAGGCTTTGAAGTTAGATTTCCTCTGATAATAGAGATATAATAGTTAACGATGCCGCGGGGAAGTGGTATCAACAAAACGATAGAGTGACATGAGAGACGGAGTTCGAAATGAGCACATTTACAGTTAAGTTCAATAATGGAGAAGCGATGACATTCTCCGGAGAAGTTGTTG